GCAGTTGGTCTGGTAAGAACGTCATCCATTGACTTAAGATTAGCCAATAATTCTTTCTCCCAGTCCTCTAGTTCTCTAGCTTTACACTTTAGAACTGCTAATTGGTATTCTACGTTAAATACTTGTGGGCCAGTCTTCTTTCTTTTGAAATGAATGTCATAGCCTGTAACTGGATCGGTTGGGTCTCCCAACTCTTCCATAGCTACTAGTACTTGGTCGAATAGTTTTCTTTTTAAATTCAAAACTTTAACACTTTTATCAGCGTAGTCAATGCATTGAATGGCATAAGACCATCCACATTTTAAGTCTGGGTAAAAGTCGCGAACATGGTCATGTTCTTTGTTGTTAAAGGTTTCTGAATCTCTATCGAAAGATAGACACTCCATAGGAATATTTTTCCCGTTTTCTCCTTTAATCCAGTAGACGTACCTAGGTAATAAGTCACCAATCAGTCTTACGTGATGGTCTTCTTTACCTGCGTAGTTGTAAGTTTCAATTTTATCTTTTTGGGCTGAGCCCTTTGTTGTATTAAAGCCAATAGCCATAATTTATCTCCATGTCTCCTCGAACAAAAAGTGTACCCGTCCATCTTTTAATTCAAGCAGTCTGTTTTTAGTTATAATTTCTTCTGATATCGGTGACATCAGAAAATCTAGTGTGGTGTCTTTAGTTTTCAGATATTCATGATAGTTACGAAACGATGCTACACCTGCATATTCCGCAACTTCTTTATCACTCAATCCGCGTCCGTGTTCTAGCAAATCCTTTGGGTTTAGGATAAAACTAGTACCACCGAACTTATACTTGTAAAACTTAAAAGTTTTATCGTAGTAATTTTTAGGTTTGATTTTGTAAGTAATTATACGAAGGATTTGGATTATCTCACCAATGTCTCCTTTGCTTACTTTCATTATCTCATTCCAATTAAATAGTAACATATTATACCAACTTTTTAAACTCGTGTCAAGAACTATTTTTCTCTGCTTCATTCCCACCAGCTGTACTTAGATTATCATTACCTAGTTGGGGGCTACTGCCTAGTTGTTGCTTTGTGATTTTTCCAACGTCTTCAGGAGCGAGAGTAGCATGTACTCCAGCCTGCGCCATGTCTAATAACTTGCCTTGAAATATGTGAGTACCACAGTGCATTAGTTCTACCATTGGTAGTGCCCATATGTCTATTCCCATACCTCTTACAACTTCTGAAAACATGTAGTCTTCACTAAGATATCTATTTTGATGATTAATAATGCAATCAAAATATGCCATAATTTGTTCTCCTGGTTTAAATTCTCCTTCTCTTAAATGGTCTGGAGTATATAATCTTTCAGGGTAGTGTTTATCGTATTCTTCAAATACAGATCTATGTATAAACATAAATCCTGTTGCACCTTCTTTAATTTTTACAGGCTCGTATAAAGGAGCTTGTCCATCTGGGTAAGCCTCTGGTAAAGGATTGAATACCATATCTCCTGCAATTTTTTCTAGCCCCATAGGATCATCATCATATGCACCACTTTTAGCTGCTTTTAATACTTTTTCCCAAGCTATTGTTTTCTTGGGATATAATGCACAAAATACTTTAAGTTCTTCAGGATTTGTTACTAATAAGTGCCACATATACACTAAGTCCATTGCATTCCACGCTATGTCACTATCTATAAATAATAGATACTCTGCATCACTTTTCAAAAAGTTAGCAACACAGTAGTTTCTAGCTCTTGTTATAAGGGATTCATTAAACATATAATAAATTTGCACGTTCAATCCATGATTCATACATACTGATGTAGTATCCATCAAAGATTTTGTGTATAAACCATGACACATTCCACCATACATAGGTGTGGCTAGAAATACTTTAGATTGTTGCATTTTTGGTATGTCTAGTTGTATTGTTTTTTGTTTTGTCATAAGATATTAACCTCGTAATCTTGTTTTATATAGTAGCCCAGTCTTGCATTTGCTTGACGAGCTGCTGTTTTTCCTTTGAGATGAATGTCTACGATAACAGGTTGTCGCTTTCCTTCTTTCTCTCTTATTACTCTTCCAATAAGCTGTGTTAGTAAAGGCTCATTATTTATAGGTGTGCCCAATACTAAACAACTTAAATCGTTTAATGATATACCTTCAGAAAAGATTGACTGTGTACCAAAGAGTATATTCTTATTCTCTTTAATCTCATCCATCACTTCTTCTCTTTCAGTAAGTTCCATATCTCCTGTTATGGAAACTGCTTTATCGCCACACAGATTAGCACAAGCTTTTAGAAAAGCTACTCTATCAGACACTACTAATACTTTATGTCCTTCTGCGGCATATTTTGCAGCAATCATACTTACACTATGAACGTATTCTTCGTTATATGCAAGATGATTTATTCGTTCTGCCCAAGGGGTATACGCTCCATCTAAGAAACGTATGTCAGACTTAATTACATGAATCTTGGGAGTCATATAATTCTCTTTTGGTGGTATATGTACATCATTACCGAAGTAATCTCTGAATACCACATGTCTTCCATCTTTTCTTTCTAGTGTTCCTGATAAGCCTATCTTATTCAAAGCTGGCATTTCATCTACTATTCTAGTAAAAGTTGGACTACTGACGTGATGCATTTCATCTAAAATCACAGTTCCGAATACTTGTTTGATGTCGTCCATCTTGCGGTATAAACTCTGAATGTTCCCAATAACTATTGGAGACTTAGTGTCAAAGCTACCTGACCCGATTCTGCCTGCCTTGATTCCAAAGCACTTTTCTACGTCTTTTTCCCACTGATTTCGTAGGGTGGTTGTGTGAGTAACAACCAATGTTTTCTGACCTAACTTTTTAGCTATCGCTAAACCTGTTATAGTCTTTCCCCAACTTACCCAAGCGTTAACTATAGCGTTGCCTTGGATCTCGTCATGTACCTTCTGCTGGCTTGGTCGTAAAGTAAACTTAAAGTCAGGAAGTTCCACTGGCGAGGTTACGCGCTTGTCGATTATCTCATACCCATCGGGAATCAAATCATCTCTTCCCACAGGTATAGAAATCAACGTATCGTTTATCCATCGAACTGTTTTAAATACGATAGGTGGATCTTGTGGCATCCTCGGGGCAATTGTATATGTTAGCTCCTTTTCTATTTTTGAACGTGTTTCTACATCTACTGAGAGGTATATTCTGTTTGAAAATACAGCCTTCATAGATTTGCGATAAACTCCAAATCCTGCATCTTCCATAGTCTAGTCATTTCTTTATGATTATTGTCCCAAGGAGATGACCAACCTACTTTTTGTTGTCTGCTACGAACATGCTCTGGAAGATAATCTTTCATAACTTCTCTTAACAAGTACTTGTAAGTACCTATCTGATGGTCTGGATGTATTTTAAACTTTACTCCACTTTCTATATTTATCATGTATCGTACAAAACTTTGAGAAAGAAACACTGGTCTACTTTCCATTCCCCACATTCCGCAGGTTTGGTCAGTTGTAAGTATATTCTGTTCAGAAGTACTTACTAAGTCATACCAAAGAGCATTGTTCTTATGGTCAGTATCACTAAATACTTCTTTTGGAATCCACTTCTGTTTACTAGCGTATACTTGTATGGTTTCTTTATTGTACTCATCATTATAATATCTATCGTGATGTTGATATCCTGTAAATAATTCATCTGCACTGTCTCCAGTAAGAACTACTTTGCACCCGTCTTGACTTGCTGCTTTACACAATGCAAATCTAGGTGATGTTCTATTTCTATCAACCCAAGGAAAGTGAGTATGTGCTAACCACATTCTATGGTAATGATGAACAAAACTATAATCTAATTTTACAACTTTATATGGTACTTTCCATTCTTTACAAGTTTGCACAGCCATTCTAGCTTCTCTACGAAAGCCTTCATGGTCATGATATAATCCGCCTTGTTGTCCATAATCACAAATGTAGGCAGTTAAATCTAAATCTGTATCTTTTAATATTCCTAACGCACAAGTACTGTCTAAACCTCCACTAAGAAATATTGCTGTTTTTTGTTTATTCTGTGCAACTTTGTTTATACCAGATATTAATTTTGTTTTAAACTCCGATAAGTTTATAGGAGCAGAACCTATTTTCATGTTCCCCCATAAATTTCTTCTATTTATTTTTCCTGTGTCTATATCTAATTCCCATATTTGTCCAGGAGCTACTTTAATTATATCTTTGTAAGGAGAGTTATTACCTAGCCATAAAGGATTATTCATGTACTGATGAGTCATTTTCTTATTATTTTCTTTAAAATGTATACTTCTCAAACTTGTACTAATCGTTATATCTTTATCCTTCTTATATATCCATAAAGGTTTAGCACCGAAATGGTCTCTAGCAATTACTAATTTATTTGCCTTTCTATCGTAATATACAAATGAGCCGTGCCAATCTGTATTTCCTATAAATCTATAGCCAAAAAGGTCTAATCCATTTCCTAGAAAAGCAGTATCATTATCCACATTTGAATCATACATTTCGCCATTAAAAACTAGGATGTTGCCCTTCTTAGTTTTGAATGGTTGTACTTGATGCGTACCATTTATATCTAATAGTACATGCCCAAACGCAACGTTATCGTCTTTCCAAAAAGCATGGTCACTCGGACCTCTGTGTTTTTGTCGCATAGTCATATACTCTACATCATTCTTTCTAGTTGTTACTACAAATCCACACATTATTTTCTTTGCTCCTCGTTTTGTAACCACATAACCAAACTTTTCTTTTGCCCTTTTATTAGTGGTGTTACTCTATGCATTCTTGAGCTGGGGTAAAATATTGCACTTTTGTACGGTAAACTTATCTGTTCGCCTTTTATTTCAAACTCTGCTCCCTCATATTCATCTTCCTGAGATAAATTTATAGATACAGATACTGTTGCAATATTAGGCTCTGCGTGCCATTTTAGTCCTTGTCCTGGGGTATGGTAATGCATTATATGTCCGTATGTTTTGTTTTGAAAATACAATTTTGTTTTAAACTCTTTCTCTGATAGTTTTTTGACTTCATCCATAAATTTGTAGTGACTTCTAAGAGTATAGTAATTTCTATCTACTTTCTCATTCTTTTTACCTGTAACTAGATTTACTTCTAGACTATCATTGTTACTAGCAAAATCACAGTATGATCTAAAGAAAGTAACTTGTTCTTCTGTAAAAAAGTTTGAGATAACCATTATCATGTATTATCGCCATCCCTGTATTTGATTTGTGACTTGTCAAACAATTTATTTGCAGTTCTCTGCATTGAATGTTCCATCCAACGATTGAGTAGAATTGAAATCCATTGTCTTAATTTACCCATTTCTCATTTCCCTACTTACTTGCCCTTGTACTACAATGGGGTCTAACTGTATAAACATCCCATAATATTTTTCTATATAGCACCAATTAGGACTTAGAACGTTTATTTCTATATCAGAGTTATTAAGTACATGACTTAGTGTTCTTTGATCCCAAATCATGGGATTCTCTAACTGGTGTTGTTTCCATCTTTTTACTATATCTAATACTTCCTCGTTATATGGCAAGTACATGCAGTTAGATATTAATTCTTTTGTAACTTTTTCTTCATCAGACCACTGCATTATATGAACAGCTAGTTTATCTCCTACTATTTCTTCTAAAGGCAGTTCTCTTACAACTGTTGCATCTGCATCTAGATATAATATATCTTCTTTATACTTTGTCATAGCATCATAAAGTACTTCAGGCTTTTGCCCACAGTTTTCTTCCCAAGAACCTCTATCGGTTACTTCTACTGTTTCATACTCGTATTTAAAACGATCTAGACTATCTGTTAGTTTCTTAACTACATGAGTATAACTAGGAGTGTAAAATGCTATTATCCTCATTGTACTACTTTCCACTCGCTTATTGTGTCTATTTCTATATCTTCCCATTTCTGAAACTCTACATCATAGCATATTAACTTATCCCCATTCTGTCCTCTAATATGATTAGGTATAGGCATATACTCTTCGCAAAGAGTGTACTCTCTAAAATAAGTTCTTTGAGATTTTAAACTATCGAACTTAATTAATACTATATTTGTTTCTAACTTACTTTTTAATTTTTGAATATCCATTATATTTTTCTCCATGTATCTTTTTTCTTTTCTTCGCAGTATTCCCATATTTTCCATGGTATGCCTGACTTATATAGTAGCCCTGCCCAGGAAAGACCTTCTCTGGGAGGCCTTGCTTCTACAAAAGGAAAAGGTACATCCTTTAGCCAAATAACTGTGGCTATGTCTTTCTTTTCAACTTTTCTTATTTTATGGTATTTAAGAGTTGCTGTTTTTGTTTTCTCATTATACCAATACACTCCATTAGTATCAATAAAGTGTTTACCTCTATGCTTCATCATACCAACTTCATCATCAATCTGATAACGAAGTGGATAGATACTTTTCATAGGGCTTTGTAATCTTCTCATGCCTAGAGTCGGCCCAGACATATTTCTGTCGTCAACGACTTGGTCTGCTATAATTAACAGTCCATCTATTTCTTCAGGTTCTTCTGAAAGGATATATGCAGGAAACCTAATCATTTTTGAATTTAAATCCTCTGTAAGCGTTTGCCCACTCATTACATACCCAATGAAAGTCTTTATCTATAATAGATAATTTAAACATAATTTTATCTTGCTTTCCAACTTTTACACTATGTTCTGCCTGTGTATCTATTATTGCATCTGTGTATACCCACTTCCGTTCATGGTCTGCTCTATTACCTCCAATATGTCCTAGAGGTCTAAAGTGTGTACAAGAGTCTTCCCACCCTTGTAAACTCCATATTACTGCACACTTATTATTCTTATCAGTATGCCAAGGAAGATAAGTATTTTTATCTAACCACACAAAACTTGTTCTGTGCTTACATTTTTTAAGAAAAGGCATAGTATCAAGGAATCCTTGAATTTGGTCATTGTGAAAATGAGCAAACTTATAGTTCTCAATATGATTGCCGTCTTTATGAGTATAAGATTTTTTCTTTAGTCTAGAAGCTATATCTAATAAATACTCAGTATCAGCTCTAAAATGTATTGGCTGTATAGTATTGTACTCTAGATTTAGTCTTTCCACGACCAGCCTTCTTCTATGGAGCTTTGTACTCCTTGTATGAAGTCTCTATCTTCTTCTGATAGTATTGACCAAAACTTGCTTACATTGAGAGTTTGATTATACACTTCATCGGGGTTCTTCAAATGATAGTCTTTGTACATAAGCATTTCTATTTGGTCTAGTCTTACTTGTATTTTTTCTTTAAGATTCATATATAAACATCCAATTTTTCCTACCCGCTGGGTCTATGTTAGTCCCGATTTCTTTCATACCAAAGTCTAAAAAGACTTGTCTGCCTTTTTCATATGTTATCTCACACATCATGTTAGGACTGTCAAACTGTTTCTGACAGAACTCTTTTCCAATGTTAAGGTCATAAGTTGATGCACCACCTTTGTATGCATCAACCCATGCTTGTCTACGAAATGCAGGATAACGATACTCTGTACCATCATCCCCTGTGAATACTTTGTTTGTACACAAAGCATTTACTCCCACCATAAGCTGTGGGTCTAAACCAAGAACAGTATCATATGTCATCATATAATACTGCTCCTTGTCGTAATGTGCTTCTAGGTCTTGATAACAAGTTCCGTTTCGCACTATGAATCCCTGTATTCTAAGTTGTATAACTCGATACAACTCATCTCTATCTAGTTCTTCATAGGGCTTGATTACTGTAATTAAACTCATATTCCATATAACTTACTAAACTTACCAAGAGAGTAATCGTCTGCGACATCAAAGTCACAGCCAACTGGAGCGTCAGGTATTGACAGTCCTCTATCTTTTTGAATAAACTCTTTCAGTTTCTTACTATAAAGTTCGATTTCATCTTCGGGAACTTCTGCTAAAATGGAGTCATGCACTAGAGCAAAGATCTTTGCTTTCATACCAGTCTTGCGAATATACTTCTGAGTATCGATTGCACCAAGCAGATTGATGTCGGATGATACAGACTGTACGAGTGCATTAACTCCTGACCTTACTTCATGAGCTGCGATTCCCTTGTCTGACGAGAATACATTTGGTAATCTTCTCTTTCTTCCGAAATGAGAGTAAATAAAACCGTTTGCTTGAATAAACTTCTGCATATTATTCAACCATTCTCGCAGTTTAGGGAAAGCCTCAAAGTAATCTTTGATAACGTACTGTGCTTCTTGCATAGTAAATACGCTACCACTATCTTTAGTGACCTGCTCACTAATCTTTTTCGGGCCTGCTCCATACATAATACCAAAGGTAACAGCTTTTGCTTGTTGTCTTTTGTCTCCATATAGTTCTGCAACTTGTTCTACTTCACACGGAAGTCTGAACACTTGTTTAGCAATCGTACTATGGAAATTACCCCCAGACTTAAATACATTCTGTAGACCTCTGTCTTTTGCAAGTACTGCAGCACAATATACTTCTGCGGTTGTTAAGTCCATTGCGACTATCTTATGTCCAGCCTTAGCCTTGATACAACCCTTTACTGTCGGATTGTCTCTTGGAAGCTGTTGCATATTTAGTTTACCACTACTGGACAGTCTACCTGAAGTTGTACCATGTAGATTGAAGTTTGTTCTCAGTCTATCATCTATGTCAAGATTAGGAATAATTTTATCAAGATATGTATTCTTAATTTTAACTTTCTGTCTAATCTCTAGTATATGTTTTGGTACTTCATGTTGTTCTGCTAGTATACCCAATACTTCGGCATCAGTGCTATCAGCACCAGTACCCGTTTTCTTACCCGTTGGGGCTAAGCCTATGTAATCAAACAATAGACTTCTAAGCTGTAGAGTTGAGTTAGGATTAAATCCACCCTTAGCCGCAACAAATGCTTTGACTTCAGGGAACTCTTGTAGGGCGTCTACTGCTTTTTGTATATCTTCGCCCATTCTTTTCTGACCAAACTCTAGACGAGTTCTGTCAAAAGGAACACCATTGGATTCTACATCTTTGAGGAATCTAACACCCTCTACAAGTAATTCTTTGTATACCCAATATAGTTTCTCATTTCTCAATATAGCTGCTTCAAACTTTTGAAACAATAGAAATGTTACTATGGCATCCATTGCAGCATAGCTTTTCATAACTTCAAAAGGAATCAAATCATAACTAAAGTCTCCTTTGAGGATTCCCGTTCTTTTGATATAAGCTGCTTTCCAGTTATCAAGTTCTGCTTCGTAGTCTCCATAATCTGTGTGTTTGATAGCAAGAGTTTTAAGACCATGTGTACCTGGGTTCTCATCAAACATATAATGCATAAGCATTGTATCTTCAAATTGTGGGAACTCAAAGTTGAAATGATACTCAAACCATTGTAAGTCAAACTTACTGTTATGAAATACTACTCTTTTCTTGTTAAATATATCTTGCATAAGTAGTTCTGCAGTGCCATCAATACACTCACAGTCTACATATACTCCGTGTTCTTTCTTGTATGACATAGAGAAACCAAGCATATATCCATTTCTAGGATACAAAGATGAAGTCTCTGAGTCAAGTGCAATATAGTCTAAAGGGTACTCCAAGGCATCTTTTAGATATCTATGAAGTGTTGCTGTATCTTCGATACCAAAACATTTATCATCGCCTAGCGACTTCTGCGTTAATTCTCCGCTTACATATCCCGTTATACTCTCGACTGCTTCCTCGAACGACTTCTTTGCTTCTGGTTTGAACTTTATCATTGCAGGATTAATCAAAGCCAAAAACTTATCATCAACAATTTTTCCATTGTACTCTGTTATTGATGTCTTTCTTGTAAAGTTTTTGAAAGGCTCTGAACCTACAAGAATAAGCCAATCGTACGAATCTGTCTCGATTTCGATGTCTACATCTCTTTTCAGAATTTTTTGTTTACCACTATCTGAGCATAACGCAAATCGGTCATACTCGAAGTCAAAGTACTTATCATAATTAGTACTTGACATTGTTTTTTCTATGATTGCTACATTAGCCATATAATTTTTCCTTTAATCTTTCTATTTCTGGTTTTGTTAGATTGCCAGGGTCTATATTATCTCGTAGTTTTACTACTCTTGCAGACATTTCTAGTTGCTCTGCCAGACCTTTTGCCATCTCCCCTGCTTTTACACCCGCCTCATCCCCATCAAACATAATGTCTACTCCTGAAACTCCTTGAAGTTTCAATAGACTTAGTTTGACCCAATTCACTTGTTGTGTGCCAAAACAGCACACTGTATTCTTGAGACCTTTGTCCCAAAGGTTAAGAGCATCAAAGATGCCCTCCACCAAAATTACTCTATTCTGTATTGGTTTTACCTTTGCTGGACAGAATGGCATCTCTGCACCATTCGGATATATGAAATACTTGTTCATATTGAAGTCGTCCAGA